GCCTTACCGAATACTGGCGCTGCAAGTGGGTATTATAGAGTGATAGCATTAGCACTTAAATAAAGGAGAATATATGAAAACTTTAGTATTAATATTAAGTTTATTTTTCACCTCAACTTGTTTTGCAGAAATTTATGTAATTACAGACAAGGCCACTAACGAAGTAATTACTGTTTCAGAAAAAAACGATACTGTTATAGGGCAAGGACAAGAATTGAAAATTGCATCAGGAAAACTTTCTGATTTTACAGATGAGAATCCTACTAACTATAAATTATCCGGAACAAAGTTTGTTAAAGATATTGCTAAAATAGATAAACAAGAACAAGCAAAAATAAAGGAAGCAGAAAAACAAGCAGAAGAAAATTTAATCAATGGGAAAATAAGGACTATTGCTGTGGAAGAACTGAAAAAAGAAGGCAAGCTCGACGCTAATGGGAAGATTGTGAAATGATAGAAGTATTAGAAAATAAGAATAATGTTTTACAAGAGATAGTTCCCATTCCGGAACAGAAACCTACTAACTTAGGTTATATTAAATTGCTTCATGCGCTTGAAAAGAAAATGAAAACTTTACCGGGGGTTGAGCTGGGAGACTGTTTCCCACTTAAACACTCTTTTGCGGAAGGTGTATATATTCGAGAATTGATTATACCTAAAGGTATGTTCTGTATTGGTCAGTTACATCAACACTCATACGTTAATTGTTTTATCGTAGGAGATATGACTATACTAACAGAAGAAGGACTTAAAAGAATTAAGGCTCCTTATACGGTTGTATCTCCTGCTGGAACCAAAAGATTTGGTTACGCTCATTCAGAAGTAGTCTGGGTTACGGTACATCCCAATCCTACTAATTCTATGGATATAGATTTTCTTGAAAAACAGATTCATGCTGTAGAAACTTATAATGAAAAAGACGAGGTAAACGAAAAAATGTTGGATAAGATATTCTTCGGGTTGGCTAATCTTATTATCAAAATAGACAGAAGCTATAATCTTGAATCCTTTAGAGAATTAACCAAAAAAGTATTTGGTAATGAAAAACCTGGATTTTGGAGTAATTGGACTAAAGAACAGCAGCAACTTTATATTTCCGGGGATTGGGAGGCATTTTCTAGAAGTAGAGGTTACAAGGAATATGAAATCGCTGAACTTAAATTATGGATTGAAATGTTAGAGGATGGAGAGCGTCGCGGATTTAACCCATTAAGAGATATACGAGATTTAAGTTTAAAGGTTTCAATAAAAAGTTTAGCATTAGATAAAAATAATGAGATTGAAAAATCTACCCATATTCCATCAAGTAAAAAAATACCTTATAGGGAGGAAATAAAATGTCTGGAATAGCCGTAGCAATAGGAGGTTCAGCAGTATTAGGGGCAGTAGGAACAGCCACGGGTGGATTTGGTAGTCAGAAAAAAGCTAAAATGCCTGATCTACCGCCTTTTTACGAAGATCCGTTGTATCAAAAAGAGCAAGATTATTTGGATTTATTTGGTACAAATATGCTTAAAGGAGAATTGCCTGATTTTTATTCTTCCTTAGGCAAAACGAATAGTCCTGAATTTCAAGATTTACTTAAAATGACTAATCGTGATACCATTAATTCAGTTAATGAAAATCTTGTGCGGAGAGGTATTTCAAGAAGTGGGGTAGGATTATCTACGGTCGCTAAGCAAGTAGCAGATACTGGGACAACCTTGCGTTGGCAGGATTATTTAAAAGCTAGTACAGAAAAAGGTAATTTACTAAATACGGGTTTAAATACTCTTTCTGGAGTTCGTACTGCCGCGCAGAATCAACAGGCTCAAAAGAATCAATATGCTGCGGCGAAAGCAGGAATGAGTATACAGATTCAACAAATGGAGAATCAACAAGACGCTGCAAACGAAGAAGCCTTAAGTTCAGTAATAGGTTCAAGTATTAGCACTCTTGGATCATTGGCTATGATGAAATATCTTAATACAAAAACCCCAACGACTACTCCATCTACTACACCAATGGGGAATGCTGCTTATAATAGTTTAATGGATTTACCTAATAATTAAATTAGAAAGGAAGGTATAACATGTCAACGGGACTTGCCATTGCAAGCGGAATTGCACAGGGAATTGAAAAGGCTACATATAATATATACCAGATCGGCATGGCCAAAGAAAAATTAAATCAGCAAAAAGAACTTTTTACTTTAGACAAAAAGGTAAAAGAAGCTCAATTAAAAAGATATGAAGCAGACCCTTACGCTGATCCAGAAATTCACGCGCAACAAACAGACTTGCTTAGCAAGCAATATAAAGTAGCTGATGCTAATGTTACCATGCAGCTTGCTATGATAGACGCCGCTGAAAAAGGAGAGAAATCAAAACTAGAAGATTTAACTAAAAAAAGAAACGCTATAGCTAGTTTTGCATTAGGAGCCTCTAGTCAAAAGATTAGTATTGACGAACAGGTCAAACGTAAGGTAGCATTAGGGCAACCTTTATCCACAGGAGAGAAGCAGTTGTGGAATAGGATGGGAAAAAAAGTGGCCGGTAATGGATTTGTTGATGCTCTAAATGAAGGTAATGGTTCTGAAATTCCCGGAAGCGTACCCGCGGAAAGCGTGGCGTCCGGAAAAGCTGATTGGTGGAATCAATAACTCAAGGAGTATTAATTGAACTGGAAAGAGATTTCATCTGATCAGCGTTTTATAGATTCTGCCCCTGTTGAGCAGGCTAGGATAAAAGAAGATTGGTTTAGAAATACTATTAAATCAGATCCTAGATTTAAACCTGAGTTAGAAACTAAAATCCGGGCTGATTTATTTGGTACAGAGATAAGCGCAGGAAAACCTAAATCATTCCTAGAAAGTATCTTCAAGAAATCCCCAGAAGATGAGATTGCTAAATCTCAGAATATTTATACCATAGCGCAGACTACCGGTAAACCAATTCAGGATGTAGAAAAAAACTACGATAGAGAAAAAGTACGTTTTATTAATCCTCCCGAAAGCTTTACCCCCGAAGATAAAACAAGAAGAGTTTTAGACCAAGGCTTTGCTAGGGGCTTAATAGGGACTAAATCTGTTTATCCTGAATTTGACGCAGAACATCCTGTTTTAAGTGCGATTGGAGAAGGTGCAGGAAATTTGGCTGGATTAATCGCTACAGGAGAGACTTTAAAAGTATTAGGAATTGGTGGAGCAGTTTATAAAAGCATTGTAGGTAAATTCGGATTAGGCGCAATTCCTATTGCTAAAACCGCGGCTAAGGTTATAGAAACTGGAATAACCTTTGGCACTAAGACTGCCGCAGAAAAATTAGTTCAATTACAAAATCATGAGGATATAACTTTAAAATCTGGAAAAGAAATTTTAGATTCAACATTATTTGGTATGGGTCTTGGCGCAGTAGGTTCAATCGCAAAACCCCTTGCAAGGATCCCTGGAGAGATGATTTATGGGTATACTACTGCTAAAATGCAAGGCGCAGATAATCTTAACGCCACAATTAACGCCGCGGTGTTTGGTATCTTTGGACTTACTAATTTAAGTGATTACTCTAAAGAATATAAAATATCAGCTATAAATAAAGTAACTGAAACTGTAGCTAAGAAAGCCGAAGGATTTGGTTTAGCCCCGGCAGAAGCACAGCGCCAAGCTAAATCATTCGTAGAAGGGAATGTTTTAAAGACGACTGGTGAAACAGATATCACTAAAGCTTGGGATAAAGTATTAACCTCTAAAGAATATAACCTTAAATATTTTGACAATATCAATGAATCTATGAAATCTTTGGAGAGAGCGTCTCCGAAACTAGCAGAACAAGGCATGCCGGTTAAATCTCCCGAAATTACCCCTGAGCAACAGACCGCCCTAGAAAATACCTTTAAAGACGAATTAGATAAGGAATTGGCTAAAGTTATCAATCCAGAAGCGTTGAAGGCGGCAGAAGCCGCAAAAACCCCTATTCCTAGCGATTTGGCTCAACAGGTACCAGTGGTGTCCATAAAAGACGCAGTTACGGCAGGTGAAACGCCCGCGCCCGTTGTAGAGCCTCCTAACGCAAAAAACGAGATTATAACCGACCCGGCCCGGATTCAGGAGATTAAGAACAGTATCTCAGAAGGAGAGATGATTCTTAAATCTGGTAAGACTGTTTCCGGAAAGAAGATGTCTGCTGAGGAATTAAGTGTAGTTAAAACATCAGTTGATAATGCTAAGGATAAAATTGGGACTGCACTAGAAGCTAAAAATATATCTTCCGTTATAGAAAAATCTGGTGGAGTTAACGTCAAGATTGTTCCTTTAAAAGACTCTATGCTCATGGACAAAGATGGTAATCCTGAGCAAATGGTACAGTTTGACGATGCCAAAGGGTCAACCCATATTTTACGTATATCCGAAGTAACACCGGAGAACGTAAAAGTAAAAGTGGGACAATCTACCCCTACAGGACAGAAAAATAATTTAAGTTTTGTTCCTCGTAAAGTAGGAGGAGTTAAGGATATAGTAAGTAATGGTAAAAGTGTTGGGGAAATAGCCTATCGCATGGAGGGAGGGACTGCCGCTGATTTCGATATTAAAATATTTAAAGACAATAGGAGGCAAGGATTAGCGACTTCTGCGATAGCTAAAGTATTTAATGAAGGAGCAACAAGCATAACTGGTTCTCTTACAGGAGAAGATTCTAAAACAGCTACTGCATTTTGGAAGTCTATTGGTGCTAATGTTTATGGCGGCCAGGTAGGATTAAACAAAGAAAGATTCTTAGAATCTACTAATAAAGCTAAAGAAGGTAATAAAATTATTACTCAAAAAGAGACTGTAAAACAATCAGTCTCTAAAGAGCCTAAAACTTTAAAAGCCGTAGCCGAAGAAACCGGAATCCTTGAACCTAACGTCCGGCGTATACTTGGAGTGGGTGCTAAAGACGGAACTTTTACCCGGGTAGATAAGGGCGTTTACGTACTCAATAAAGATGGACAAGATATTGCTTACATTCACCCCGGGGACGCTTTAGAGATATTACCTAAACTTGCGCGCGAAGGATTTAAAGCAGACATGGTATTTCTAGATATTCCTTATAAGACCCCGGCAGTAACAGGAGGAAACAGAGGAATAAAATATGACTACATTACTCCGGAAGAATTTAACAAAGTAGTTATTCCTGTTTCAATTATCCTTAGAGACGAAAACACTCCGGTTATTTATATGTATTCTCAGGCACGTTCGGGCCTTAAAGAAATGCAGAAGTATACTGATGTTTTATTGAGCGCTGGATTTAAGCCAATAGCCAAAGGAGAATACACTAAATTACAGAAAGACGGAGTTACGCGCGTAAGGAATATGCGTGGAGATATAATTGAACCAGAAGGAATAATTTTATTTACTTACAGTGGAAAATTTGATAAAGAAATCCCTAATCTTAATTTTAAGTTAATCCGGCCAAAAGGTTATCAAACTGAAAAGCCAGCAGAGATGCTTAAGGCGCTTATTGAGACAACTACAGAAAAAGGAGATGTTGTTTTAGATCCATTTGCTGGTAGTGGTGTTACTGGAGCTGAGGCTATTAAATCAGGAAGAACTGCCGCATTGATAGAAAAAAACCCTAAAGTTGCGGAAGAAGTAATAAAACCTAGGCTAGAAGAAGCGGCTAAAAAAAGAGAAATAAAATATATCCAGCTTAATCTTTCCAAAGAAGATAAAGATATTCTTTTAAAAATTAAAGAAGAAGTTAGTGGAGCGCAAGCCGGGTATAAATATGTTACGCGTGATGAGATATCCGGGGATGTGGTGAAAGCCGGATATGAACCTGGAGATTTTGAGTTTATTAAGTATTGGCCAAAGGGCTGGGCTAAAGAACCTACTTTTAAGATTATAGATAAAGCTATAGAAAAAAATCAACTCACAGAAAAACAAAAAGTAATTGTAGATTTATTGTTATCAAATTTTAAGGAGGTAGCAGATGAAGAAAGAACTCTTGCGGCAGAAGGTGTTAGCCAATCCGAGATTAAAGAAGTTGATGGAATTGCAAAAGAAGAAGTGGAACGCTCTTTCGAGATTGTCCGTAATGAAGTAAGTAAGTTATCAACTCAAGACTTAGAAAAACTTATTGACTCAAAATATGAGGCTGGTTCTCCGCAAGAAACATTAGAGTTATTAGAAACACTGTATGACGCAAGAATCAGCGAAGGAGAATCATCTATAGATAAAGGCGAAGGCGCTGGGTTAGAAGAGCAGTTAATAAATATGTACCATAGATATATCAATCCGGAATTACGTCAGGGAATGGAAGTAAAGGATATTTTAGGTAACATGCGTTCTGCTTTAGAAACCTATGGATTCTCAGCCGGTGGATTAAAGGAAAACGTTACTGATGATGAAATTCTGGCCGCGGCGAAAGAACTCTATTTAGATAAACAAGATTTGATTAAAAAACAAAAAGGAGAAGGTCGTAATGAAATTTTAGACGCTTATCGTAAAGCAATTCTCCCAGAATATAATACTAGCAAGGAAATAATAGAGGTTGACGCTTTAGTTGATAAGATTAGAGAACTTAATCCTAAAGATGAATCAGATGCTATGTGGATTAAGGAAGGTAATAAGTTTGAATCCACTGTTTCTTATCCTCATTCTTTAGGAGAAAATGGAAATCAGACTACATTTATCTATAAAGATAAACCTACGATAGCAGAAATAAAACAAGATGTTCTTCAGGAATATAAAGATTTTAAGAAAGAAGTCAACGAAGAATTAGTTATGGGTGTTGTAGCTAAATCGGGAAGAGATGAAAACATAGAAGAGGCGATTGATAAAGTATTAGCAGTTGTAAGTAATATCACTCCTTCCGGCCAGATTAGAGAAGAATTACACGCTCCTTTAGTTAAAGATCTATTCCAAGAAGAAGGAGAGTTATTTAAAAAGCCTAAACTTGACATTACTAAAGAAAAAGATTATACTTTAGGCGAACAGGAGAAAGCGTATGGAACTATTGAGAAGGCTCAAGAGGAACGCGAAAAAGCATGGAATGATATTAGCAACATACAGCCCACAGGTTCCGCTTTATCCGCCCAACAAAGAATCTCAAAAATTGCACAAGAACTCAAGGATAGAGGTTTTATTGACTTCCGGGGAAAACAAGTTAATAACATACAAGAAATTGCGGAGATTGTATCCGCTTTTCGCCATCCGAAAATTGAGCAATTTCAAGTTCTCTTCCTAAAAGAGAACACCGTAGTAGCTCATCAAGTATTTACTTCCGGGCAACCAGACACAGCTTATTTTGGCGAGAAGTTAGTTCCGCATATTAATCAAATCTCTCTTAGATTAGAGGCAGATTCTGTATTTTTTATCCACAATCATCCTTCCGGTAATTCTGATCCATCATCTCTTGATTTAGAAACTACTATCTTGTTAGAAAAAGCTATCGGACCAGTTTTTAAAGGACACATCGTTACCAATGGGAATGATTTTTCTTTGATAGAAGCTGATATTTTTAAAAATACTACTAATGTAGAAAAATTTGCTTATAGTAAAGAAAATTATAAAGAAGGATTTAACAAACTAGAACCCCATGGTGGTAATAAAGGTTTGTTTGCTAAAATTGGGAAGGACTTTGTAAAAGAGGGTAAGGCGGCAGTTATCTTTTTAGGTAATCAATTACATATCTTAAGTGTTGACAATATCGGAATACAGAAAAACATAGGACAGTATATTAAAGAATCAAAAATAAAATATGGCGCAACTGTTTATATAATTACTTACAATGCTGGCGATACAATAAATTTACCTGAGAAACTTCCATCAGGCTTTCTTGACATAATTAGAATTAATAAAGACAAAACCTACCAATCCTATCAAGATAATAATAAGGGGTTATTACCTGGAGGTATAAATAAGCGCGTTGAAAAAGATAAATTCCCAGATAAGGTTTTTAGAATTCAGGAAGAGCAGATTCCTTTTGGAAAACAATCTATTCTTTGGGGTAATAATATACCAGTAGAACAAGGGGTAGAGTATTCAAAACTGAAATCCCTTGAAATGCCGGAATTAGTGCGTCTAGCCCGGGAACTTACTGGATTATATCCTACAGTAGTTAAGAAAACAGGCAATGCCGCCGGACGTTTCTATTCTAAGAATGGCCAGATTAAACTTATCGCCGAGTTATTTCAGCAGGGTAAGGAACAGGAACTGGCAATCGTCTTAGCCCACGAGATAGGACACCTTGTTGACTGGCTTCCAGATAATACCTTAAAGAGAGGTAATCTATTAGGCAGGTTATTGTCTTTAAGAAGTTATCTTAAGCAAACCTTTGGCGAATTAACCAATAAAGAAATCAAAGACGAATTGATTAAGGTTACTCAATACATGCACCCTTTTGATCCTAAAGGAGTGCCGCCTTCATATCTACAATACAGGTTATCTCCAAGGGAACTTTATGCTGAGGCAATATCTCTTTTATTAAATAGTCCCGGGACAATAGAGAAGATGGCTCCGCAGTTTACTAAGGCTTTCTTTGAGAACCTTGATAAAAAGTTAGATGTTAAAGAAGCATATTTCGATATGCTTGAATTATTAAATGGAGAACGTTCGAATGTATTAGACGCATTAGACCAAGATATACGCCGGATGTTTGCTAAGGCTGATCCGTTGCGCGCGCAGAAGATGACTGAGAAGAAGATAGCAACGGTAAGTATGTTTGAACGTTTGCGTCAGTTTGTAGATAATAAATACAGACCTATTATTAAGAAAGTAGAAAACCTAGAAAAACTAGGAACCATATTCTCCCCAGATAAAAACCCTAAGTATATTCTTGAAGAATACGCTATGGCTAATAATAAAATATACGAATGGTGCTTAAAACTAGACACTGATGTCAAGAAAGAACTAGACTTGGCAGAACTTACAGAAATTGATTTCGGGGTTTATGTATTCTTAAAACGTATTATAGGGCGTCCGGCTGAGGTAGTGGAAGAATCTCAAGAGTTCGATGAAGAAGAAATCAAGCAATTCGCTAATCAATTTACGGACCGTAAGGACATGGCTAACCCTTTAGGTGTGGACCCTAAGCGCGCGCAGGAGCAACTAGACTTCTTAAAAAATAAATTGGGAGAAGATAAATTTGTTAAACTAGAGCAGGCGGCCGATAACTTCCATAAGTTAGTTTTCGAGGTAGTAGAAGAAGCGGTTAAGGTAGGAAGTTATAATCAAAAGACCTTTAAGGAAAGAATAGAACCCAATAAAGATACCTATGTTTCTTTTGGAGTTATTAACTACATGCAGAATTTTGTATCTGCCGGGGTAAAGAAACAAATGGGTACTTTAGGAGAGATAGAAAATCCTTTTATTACTACAGTTTTAAAGACAGTTTCCCTGATCAAGTTAAACGAAAAGCAACGCGCGATTAATTCTATCAGGGATATGCTTAAAACTAATTTCTCTGATGAGATAAAGGAAAGTAAGTTTATACAAAAAGAAGGGTTAAGGGTTTTTATTGACACGCCCGGGTCAGGGAGGATGCAATTACTAGAAGACGGACGCATGGCTTCTTATGATGTTGACCCTTACATCGCAAAGTCTCTTGAGTACGATTCGACTGAAACTTCTCATGAGATAGGCAAACTTATAAGTACAATCTTCGGGAATAATATGTTCAAGCAATTATATATTACTTACAATCCCGGATTTGCTTTTGCCTTTAACCCGATAAGAGACTTTAAGAGAACATATAAAAATCTGCAAGCCATGGGAAGAGGGGTTACCATAAGAGCGCTACTTGTAGAATATGCTAAAAATTTGCCTACAACATACCGCAGACTTAGAGGTATTTCCGACGAATTGATAACTGAAATGATAGGCAACCGGGCCTTAGAGATAAACTTTGACGATTTTATAGAGGCATATACTGATAAGAGTCTTTCTTATAATGAAATATTAAAAAGATACGGTCTTGCTAAAAATAATGACGAAGTAAGGAGTTTAAGGAAGACACTACTAAAACCAATAGTTAAGGTCCTTGAGTTTATCCGCTTTCATGGGGCCGCACTAGAATCTATCTCTAAAATATCCGGGTACAATATCCTAAAGAAAAAAGATGTTTGTCCAGCGGAGCGCGCTTATATTACTAGGAACTATATCGGAACTCCTAACTTCCGTAATAAAGGCTTGGTAACAGATACCACAAATGCGGTTTGGATGTTCTCTAATATTATAAAGGAAGGTTTTAAGTCAGACATGTATCTTGCAACTAATCCTAAGACTAGATCCGGTTATTGGTGGGCTACCGCAAAACTAGATTTACTTCCTAAATTGCTTATGGTTTTGGCAGGCGCAGGATTGTTTGGAGTTAAGATAAAAGAATTGATGGATAAGGCAAGTGAGTACGATAAGACTAACTATATCATTATTCCGATAGGAGAACATAAAGGTAAGGCGGCGTATTTAAGAATACCTCATGATGAAACAGGCAGGCTTATGGCGGCTCTATTCTACAAAATTGCTAATACCTTACAAGGTAAACCTGAACAATTGCAACAGATATTTTCTTTTGGCGCAGGTCAACTACCTAACCTGGCCCCCGGTATACAGATTGCAACGGGTTGGATGACTTATCTACAAGGGCAAAATCCTTATGATAATTTTAGAGGAAGAACAATAATTTCTGATACAGACTGGAAGGCAGGTGGGTGGAACTCTTTAAAGAAAATGATTGAATGGACAGTTAATCAATCGGGACAAGTTAGTTTTGCTACATATAGTAAAGATTCTAATTCTACCTTTGAAAGCATAGCGCAATTAACTCCCATTATAAACCGTTTATTAAAAATATCTGATTACGGCGTAACCGAAGAATTAAAACAGATTAAAGAGGATGTTCAAAAAGTGAACGCCAGAGAAACCCTACTTAAAAGAGAAGAGTTTAAGAAAGGCGCTCAGTTAATAGAAAAGGGGACTGATGCCATAGAAGTTTTAAAAGGTATAAAGAAGAGTGTTTATGGTAATCAAAACATAACAAGTAAAGAAGCCAATATATTGCTCAAGGGCCTAGCACGAGAAACTCTTAAGCATAAAGAAGACGATCCGTTTGTAGACGCGCTTATTTATTCTAATTCTAATGACGAGAAGAAGAGGATAATAATTAAAATGCGCAGTAAGATGCCTTTAGTTGAATTTAAGGACACTCTTAAGACATTGTACAAATTCAAGATATTTAGCGATGAAGTTATGACTGGGGATGAATGGAAGAAGGTGCTACGTGCGGATTAAGATTTTATTCTTTATAGGGGTAGTTACAGGACTAATAGTATTTGCCTTAATAATTAAGAACCGTAATAATATTAAATCGGTTTTCTATATCCCTAGAGAATACTCTTTAATTAAAAAATGCTTTGGAGCTTTAGGTTGTATGATAGTTACAGTAACGGGAATATTGTTTTTATTAAACAACAATCTTGGCAACCCTGATTGGTAAATTTCGTTTCTCATAGGCAACCGCGAGAAAGCCTTATCCACTTTCGATGACCGGTTGCCTCCCTCCATTACAATAAAAATATTAATTCCAAAAATAATCCTTGACAATAAATCACTTTGTGTTATAATTTCTTTGGATATGAAAAACACTATTGTAATAATCCTAGTTTTATTTTTCAGCAGTTGCGATATGCACCCTGCTCCGGCAGAAATTTTAATTGCCAGTTGGTATAGCCGCGCCAGTCTGGTAAAAGAAAAAACCTGGAAAGACGGTAAAGAAAAGAGGATGGCAAATGGTGAAAGGTTTGATGACAATAAATTTACTGCGGCTTGCAATCTTTACAGTTTGGATACTTGGCTTTTGGTTACTGATATCGCGAGTAATAAAAAAGTATTTGTTAAAGTTACAGACAGAATCGCAAAAAGATTTGATAAAACAAGAATTGATTTGTCGAAAGCGGCTATGTTATTTCTTGGGGGCCAGCGGGCTCTTGAGCAGGGGTTATTACAAGTTAAGGTTGAAGAATTAAAATAGAAAGGAGGGTTTTATGCGAAACAGGGCAGGAGAAATAATTCGGCAATTAGAAAGATTCGGTTTAAGTAAAGAAGCTATTGCCGCTAGGTTACACGTTTCAGTTTCAGCAGTTATACTGTGGAAGAAAGACATCAGGTGTCCGCAATGGGCTACCTATGAGAAGTTACTGCAAATCTTGAATGGATATAAGGTTGCAGCTAAAAAGGATAAGAAGTAAATCAGAAAGGAATAAAATATGCAGTTATCGTATAGTAGTTTAAGTACATTTAAAAGTTGTCCTAGGTGTTTTTACTTGGATAGGAATAAGAAGTTTATGCGCCCACAAGGCATTAAGTCCGGTATGCCTGTCAGCGTTGATAACATATTAAAGAAGAAATTAGATACTTACCGAGGTAGTCTTCCTCCTGTCTTAGCCGTCTGCCCGGAACTTCAAGGTTTTGAGTTATATACCGGATCAGAGTTAAGTAAAATGCGGAACTGGAAAACTAATCCGCTAAAAATGCAGGATGATAAAGGAAACGTAATCGTGGGAGCCTTTGACGATTTACTTTTTAATCCTACCACACTTGAATATGCCTACCTTGATTATAAGTCTACAGGCAAAGAACCGGATCAAGCCTTTGGAGAAAAATACTATCAGTCTCAATGCGATCTTTACACAAAAGGGCTAGTGCTTGACAACAGAAAAGTAGCTCCTTTTGGGGTTCTGTATTTCTTTTGGCCCGTAGAGTCAGAGAGCGGCTTGATTGAGTTTAAGGAAAAGGCTATCTTCTTGACTCCCAATATCGCAAACGCGGAGAAGCTTTTTGAGGACGCTATTGCCTGCCTGGAAGGTCCGCTGCCTGAGGTGTCTCTTGATTGCGAGTATTGTAAATACGGATTGTTATATCCGAGGGAGGGAAATTAAAATGAGTAATGAATTGAATGAAAAGTTAGAACAAGAACATAAAAGATATTTAAGCATTAAACAAAAGGTATCTGATGTTTTAGCAGAGTTTGGAGATGCTGTCCATAATTGTGATACCTCACCTGCGATAGAAGTTACTATGAGTAATTTTCATCAACATTATGTAGAAGAAATAATGAAATTGCTAATTTAGCCACAGCCAAATAAGGGGGGAGAGATGAACGGAAATGCACAAATTGAAAGCACAATGTTGGGATATGAAGACCACGGAATTATGACTTGCTTCTTGCATTTAAAACAAGACGGAACTGGACAAGGTTTTGGGGGTTATGGTTTAGACAATAGACCTGCAAAAGATAAAGACGGACATCGGTTTGGTGATAGACGACCTAGTAAACTTGCGGGATTTTGGGTAAAAAGAATTTTGGAAGTTGTGGGCGTAGATAAATGGGAAGATTTAGTTGGGAAGCATATCAGGGTTGACGGCGAGGAATGGGGGGTAATTAATGGCATAGGCAATATTACAAAAAATAAATGGTTTTACCCTAAAAAAGAAATTGAAGAATTAAAACAAGAAAAAGAAATTTAGCCACAGCCAAATAAGGGGGGGGGATGACACAAATACACATAGGCAAAAAAGCCCCGAAAGGTTATGAAGAATTGCCAGGTGGAATACATATTGGCAAAGGAATATGGGCGTTGCCTATTAGAAAAATTGCGGGAAAAGAAATTAAAAACCACAGCCAAATAAAAACAAGGAAGCAGGAGGAGTGATGAAGATAAGAGGAAAGTTAGAAATCTCTATAGGTTGCACAGAACACACAATAGAGATAAATTGTTCAGCACGGGAATTGGCGGAGCAACTGACAGAAAATGAATTAGAATCAATATGTGTTATTAAGCATCTTGAACGTAAAGTATCCCCACCGAAAGAATGTTCGTGTAAAGAGCCAAAAGAGATGAGATATGATTTTTCTATCCAGCGAAAATTCTGTAAGTGTGGGCTACCAATACCAGAGGTTATTGATAAATGTAGAACTGTAGGTTGTGATAATTGTATATATGAAGAAAGAATTTGCGTAATACCTTGTAATTATACACCTAAGCCAATCCCGCAGAGTAAGGTGGAGAGATCAGTTTTGAAATCAGGTTGGACTATTGACCGAATTAACAAGATGAGGGAGGGTAAATAAATGTTAATTGATTCCGTTAAACTAAAGAAGTGTTTAGAAAAGTTCCGTCCTAGCATTATTGATAATACTGACATTGATAAGGGGTATGCCCTTGGGATACGTACTAGCATAACAATCGTGGAGTTAGTTGAAAAAGACACAAAGAAGGAGGCTAAGTAATATGGCTCCGAACATTAAATCAGCGCAAGAGATTGAAGAGGCTAGAGCAATTATGCCTTCGGTTACAAGGATTTTTAATACCTTAGACAGCTTTAAGGTTAATAGTCCGTCAACTTGGTTAACCGCAGGGAGCAAGATTTTAGAGATTAAGGATAAAGTTAAGGAGATAAAGCGGATTAGAAAAACTATACTAGATCCCATTAATGAGGCTAAGGATAATACTATGGCTTTTTTTGACCCGGCTATAGAAAAATGCGAAGAGATAGTTTCTGTTCTTGGCAATCGCATGTCTGAATGGAAAACCGAGCAGGATAAAATTGAGGAGGAGAAACGTAAAAAGGCTGAGGCTGAGGCTAAGGAAAAGGAGCGCATTGAACAACAGCGCCTTAAAGAAGAGGCCGCTGAAAAAGAACGCAAAGAGAAGGAATTATTGGAGAAAGCAAAGAAGGCGCAGGAAAAAGGTAATCTGCAGGCTTCACAGCAATTTGTAGAACAGGCTGCAGAAGTTAAAGAAGAGGTTAAAGAAATTAAGCAGGAGGCACGAGAGGTTGTGGTTGAGGCTAAGGTAGTAACGAGCAAAGCGCCTAAGATATCCGGATTGTCTTTTCGGACTAACTGGAAATTTGAAATCTTAGACGAGCGTAAACTTCCCCGGGAGTTTTTAAAAGCTGACGAGGCGGCTATTAGGGCGCACGTATCAGAAAATAAGGATAAGGCAAAAATACCTGGAGTAAGGATATACTCTGAGGAGACACCAGTAGGATGAGAAAAAAAGATAATCCTTGGAGAAAATTTAAGTTGTTGCCAAAAATAGATAATTCGACAAAAGATTATCTTGATTATTCGATTGAAACTAGATATAAAATAAAAAAATTAATAAAAAGTGGTAATTATAAAAAAGCACTTAAATAAAGGAGGTAACATGGTTAAAAAAGTTATGGCTTTAAAGGTTAAAGCTAGTGCAGGTAAAGATCAACATGCAATAATTGTTCAGCCTAACAGATCCCCAGTTGAGATAATACAATCGGCATTGGTTGGTAAAGGAGGGACGATAGACGATTTAAAAGAAATGTTGGCTTTTCAAAAAGATTGGGAGGCTAACGAAGCCCGGAAGTTATTTAACGCTGCCTTTACGAAGGCGCAGTCTGAAATCCAGGCAGTTATTAAAACAAAAACTAACAAGCATACGAGTAGTAAGTATGCTGATTTAAGTGCTGTTATTGAAAGTGCCAAGCCTGTTTATACGAGGAATGGGTTTGCGGTAATCTTTTATGAGTTAGATACTACTACTCCGGACATCATAAGGATAGGAGTAGACGTTTTACATGAGAAGGGGCATAAAGAAAGTTATCATTATGATATGCCGCTTGACGGAAAAGGAATTGAAGGTAAGGCGAATATGACCAAAATTCACGGCAAGGCTTCTTCCGTTGCTTATGGTAGGAGATATTTAATGTGTATGATTTGGAATATCCCCACGCAAGACGACGACGGAAATGCCGCAGGTAAAGAATCTGCACCATCGGCGGGATCAGTAGAAGTAATTAGCGACAAGGAAAGGTCTGAGATTGTTGATTGCCTTACTACCTTAGGGAAAACGCCAAAATCTTTTTGCGCGTTAATGAAGATTGAATCCATAGAAACTATGCCTAAGCTTAGATATCAGGCAGCCATGAATTTAATTAAGGGGGAAGCAGCTAGGCTCAATATAAAACTATGTTAAAAATATACGAGTGCGATCAGGGTTCAGAAGAATGGAACCAGTTGCGTTGCGGCGTTCCGACAGCCTCAGAGTTTGATAAGATTGTTACCTCAAAGGGCGAGCCTTCTAAGCAACGAGAAAAGTATCTGTATCAGCTTGCGGTAGAGCGTATAACCAAAAAAGTAGAGATCCCCTATCAAAATGGGAATATGGCTACTGGCAAGCTCCGGGAGTTAGACGCGCGCAATTACTACGAGTTTTGTAAAAAGGTCAAGGTCAAGCAGGTAGGGTTCTGCCTAAGGGATAAGCCCAAGTGCGGCTGCAGCCCGGATAGTTTGGTTAGCACTACCGGGGGGTTAGAGATTAAATGCCCTATCGGGACAACCCATGTTCAGTATTTACTAGATAACCGCTTGCCGATTGAGTATATCCCACAGGTCCAGGGTAGCTTATTTGTTACTGGCCGGGACTGGTGGGATTTTATGAGCCATTATCCAGATATGCGGCCGCTGATCGTCCGGGTCAAACCGGATAAAGCATTCCAGGCAAA